GAGTTCGCCAGCGGCGTACGGACAAAGTGCTTCAGACCGTTCGGGACGTCGGTTCGGAGGAACCAGCCGTTCGGATCAGTCAGGAAGTGGTTGACCGTGTAGCCTTCCGGAATCGAACCCATCGCCTTGAGGGCGTTGATGTCGTTGTCAGCGGTCGCAACACGGAGCTCCGTGTCGAGGAGGCGCTTGGCGACGAACATCAGAGCCGGGGGCACGATGAGCTTGCGCGGCTTCGCAGCGATGAGCAGACCACGTTCGTCGGTCCACCCAGCGATCTGAATCACCGCAGCCTCAAGCGAAGTCTCGTTGAGGTCCGAAGCGGTCAGACGGTTGCTGTTGGTGCCGCCCGAGACGAGCGGGTGGGCAGCGTTACAGAGCGACACGCCGTCGCCACCGGTCACAGCCGTGGCAAAAGCGTTGTTCAGCACCGCAGCAGCCTTAACCTGCTTCGTGTACGCCATAGCGCGAGCAAGGCCCTTGGTGTAGCGCTTGCTGAGCGAGTCGTACAGATTGTCCTCAATCGCCTCTTCCGTGATGGAGAAGCCGAGAGCAATCGTCTCGTGGTTGTAACGAGCCGTCCAAGCTTCCTGCGCGTTATCGTACGCAATGGCCTGACCCTCGGGCTTGACCGGGGCAGCGGAGAACCCGCTCAGCTTCGTCTCTTCTTCAAAGGAACGCTCGGAGGTCTCAGTCTCGTAGATCTCCTTGTGCTCCTCACCGTACTGCTTGTACTCCAGACCGAACAGGGCGTTCAGGCCGGGCAGCAGCTCCTTAAGAAGTTGTGCGCGTGAAATAGCCATTTCTTAGAACTCCCTATTAGGTGCCGACCGTGTTGTTGTACGCGTGGTAAGTCGCGTTGAACTTCACGATGAACTCAACAAAGTTGCCGCTGGAGTTGACCGAATCGGTAACGACGTCCACAACACGGAGCGGCAGCGAAGTCGCAACGTTGTTGATGAACACGCCCATACGGCTGTTGCCAGTCGTCGAGGAACCCGTGTTGAGAACGAGCTCCGCGTTGGTGCCAAACGAGTTAGCACGGCTGATGTACGCCGGGAGAAGACCGCCCGACGTGCTGTCCGCCACGTTGCTGGTCACGTTGACGACCTTGTACAGCGCGTTCGGATCATCCGAGATGTACGCCGTGATGTCGTCAGCCGCCACCGCGCCCGGATAGTACTGCGAGAACAGCTTCTGCTTCGTAGCCGGGTTCGTGTAGGAACAGCCAAGGAACACGCCGATCACACCGGCAACCGAGTTGGTGGCCTGATTCTGAAGGGTCGTGATGATGACATTTCCCGACGAGTTCAGCTGCACGACATCGCCGTTATAGATGGCAGTGCCGTACGCGTTACCAATCGGAATCTGTCGAGTAGCACCCGCAAACGGAAGGCCGCCGACCAAATTGACCGGCTTAAGTCCGTAAGGGGCATCAACAGTGGGGTAAGCCATTTGATACTCCTAAAAGATGAATTTATTTACCTTTGCCGAAAGAGATGTTCGACTTGCGATCATTAAAGATCGCCATGTTCGAGCGGTTATCTTTCTGGCTCATAAAGTTGTTGTCCACGGCTTCCATCTGAGCCTGAGCCTGCTTGAGATAGTAATCTGTACGCTGGTTCATCATCTCTTCAGGGGCCTTGCACAACAACAGTCCGCCGATCTCGATGTTTCCCTTGAAGCGGGAGTTCGGATCAGCCTGTAGCATCAACTCCGGGTGGTCTTCGGCCTTGCAGGGCTCCCAACCTTCACGGAGCTTGGAGGACGTGTTCGTTGGGTCTGATGTGCCCATCAAACTGGTCCGGATCCACCTGAATACCCAACCCGGCTGTTCCTTTGGTGCAGGAAGAACCTGTGGGGGTGCCCAAGCGATCTTGCGCTGTGCGGATTCTCGGTTTTCGAGTTCACGAGTAAGTCTGTTCTCAGCCATTGTTATTCTCCAATTTCATGATTTCACGTGCGTACTGTTCATTGCTAATGCCAAGCTTCTTGGCAAGCGCAACTTGAGTCGGTGTCAGGCGGACCTGACGCGGCGCGGTTCCCCGCGTTACTGGAGCCACTACATTGGCTGGCTTTGCGCGAGCGGGCTTTTCAGCCTCCCTCGTTTGAGGAGCCTCGTCTGCCTCGCCTTCGTTGAAGGACTCAGGAAAACGCTTCCTCATGGTCTCGTCAATTCGCCGATAGTAATCGTCACTACGCGGATCAACACCAGACCGGACCAACTTCTCATGCAGGCCGAGTGCGAGGGCGGTCATCTCCTCGTCATCGCCGAACCACGTGTTCCTCGCCTTCCAGTTTTCTGCTTTCTGGTCAGCGGGTTGCGGCGGCGTCGTAACCTGTTGTGTGGGTTGTACTCTTTCTGGTTCGTCTTGTAAAGAGGGCTGGAAGCGTTCGTACTCCTTAAGGCGGAGCTTGGCGTCGGTCAGGGCTTCCTGCGCCTCGGTGATCTTTTCAGAGTCCCCGGAGTCGTACGCCTGCTTCAGGCGGTCCTTGGCAGTGTTCAGCTCGTTGGTAGCGGCCTTGGTAACCTCTTGGATGTAGGCTTTTTCGCCCGTCCCGAGACGCTGCTTCAGGCGACGGTTCTCTTCCATCTGGGCCTGAGCAAACTTAAGGGCCTCGTCCTTTTCACGGGCAACGGCCTCCTTGGCACGGCGTTCGTCGTGCCAGACCTTCTTCATCTGCCCAAGGCGCTTCTTGACCTTTTCGGAGTATTCCTCAAGGTCGTCCTTGTCGAGCTCGTCTACGATCTCCTTCGGGAGGGGCTTACGGCCCCTGTCCTCTGGCGGGGTATCGTCCTCGATCTTGATCTCAATATCGTTAGCCTGACTCTGCACGCTTTCGGCTGCAGGTTCGTCAGGGAACTTAAACTCTTCCTGTTGCATAAAAACAACTCCTTATGCGCGACGGATGCCACGGGGGTCTTGGACCACCGCTTCCACCGTGTCGTCGTTGATGATGCGGAACTCACGTCCGTGGATGACCACGCGGGTACCGGAATAGGGTCGTGTCAGCACGAAGTCCCCCTCCTTGCACCACGGGCCGGTCGGGAACCGATCCTTGTCGGCATAGCAAAGGTCGCCCATCTTGACCACGAACAGGACGACGGTCGTCTGCTCCTCGGTCTTCTTGGTGTCCTCAGCCTTGATCAGGCCCCCTTCATACTCCTCCTCCACCTGCGGCACTGCGCAGAGGATTCGGTACCCTTTCGGCTCAGGGAGAAGCTTCGCCCTTTCTGCCTGCTCTTTAGTCGCTTCAATATCAATGTTACTCATCATCGCGCTCCAAGCGTTTTGCAAGGTCTTTGATGTGGTTCTTTGCGAGTTCAAGACCCTGTAAAGCCCCGCAAAGTCGTTTGTATTCACCCTCGTCCAGTTTGCCCTGCACGACGGCTTCAACGATCAAGATGCGCTCTTCTTGGAGTTTTGCGTCCAAGTATTCCAGAGCGTTGGAATAACTCATGCTTCACTGCTCCCGCCTTCTGGCTGTTGAGTTTGCTCGGCTTGTCTACGACGCATGTCCACGTCGTCTCGTGCTTTGCCGATATCAAGCCCGAGTCGTACACCTTCAATCTGCTGCTTGGCCGCAAGGGCCGCCTTGTCCTTCTGGATGTCCACGCCGAGACGCGCCGCCTCAAGCTGCTGTCGTCCAGAGGCTTCGGCCTTACGGAGCTCAAGTTCATCGAGCTTGGCGGCAGCGTCCACCATGTCTTTCTGGGTCTTGCGCTGCTGTTCTGCCATACGGATCTGACCGTCGATCTGAGCCTGCTGCGCCTTGGTCTGCGCGATGAGCTGCTTGATCTGCAGGTCCATCATCTGCATCTGTACAAGCGGATCCTGCTGTTGCTGCTGGGCCTGCTGCATTTGCGCCTCGGCCTGATCCTTCTGCAAGACACGCGCTGCGGCCACCGCAGCAAGCTGCGAGAGCTGGGCCTCGAACTCAGGCGGCAGGTCGTACTCGTCGTTGTCACCCTGCGGCAGCGGGGGAAGCGCCGCGCCAAGCTGCTTCTCGATCTCACGGCGGTACTGGAACGCCATGTGCTCCATGATGTGGGCTTGGATGGCACCCTGCATCTGCTGAGCCTGCGGGCTCTGTCCGATCATCGCCGCGATCTTCGGGTCCTGCATGAGCGCCATGTGGACCTGCATGTGGGCCTCGTGATCCTGATAGATGAACGCCTTGGCGGGCTTACCCGTCATCAGGTCCATGTTCTCGGTGATGGGGTCACGCGGCTTGGCATCGTCCGGCAGCGGGATGATCTTGTCGGCGTTCTTGACCCCAAGGGTCTCGATCATCTGCCTGTGAAGATGCGGCAAGTCATAGATCTGCGGGGCGGTCTGCGAGAGCTGCAGCACGGCTTGGTACTGCACGATCTTCTGCGACATCGTGGCCGCGTTCGGGTCCGAGACCGGGATGACATCGACGTCATCGTAGTCAGCCTTCTTGGCCTTGCGGCTGCCCACCTCGGGCTCGTACGAATACTCGTCCGGGGTGTTGTCACGGATGATGCCCGCGAGGAGCTTGAACTCCTGCTTCATCGTGTAATAGATGCGGGCCTGCACCGCGCTCATCACTTTGAGAACACGCTCAAGGATGGCAAGCGTCGTACCGACCGGGGCCTGCGAAGACATGTCGCTGACCTTGAGGTCCGACACCGCAGCGAAGCGGCGTCCTTCCTCGACAATCCGGTCCATCAGGAGGGAGAGCGTCTGGCTCGGCTCCTTGTACGGCAGGGGCAAGATGTTGTCGCGGATCGCACCCGAAGGCACGTCTACGTCGCGGAACTCTCCGGGAGCAATGGGGGTGTCGTCGCCCTTGATACGCAGGCCACGTGACTTGAGACCACCCGGAAGATTGCTGAGAGTTCCCGCATCGACAAGCTGGCGGAGTAGGGAGGTGGCTGCCTTAGAGTGGCCGCCGATAAGATGAATAAGTCCAAAATAGTAGAAGCCAAAGCCGGGGATGTACCCGTAATGCACAAAGTGCTGCCGCTTCTCCTTGAGTTTGTCATCTTCTCGCCAGTTGCGCCGAATCGCCAAGATCGTCCCGGTACCCTTCTCAATCGTCACCACGTACGGCAACGCGAGCCCGGTCTCATTGTTGTCCTTATCGACGTCGGGGTAGCCCGGCAGGTCAAGGTTGACATGCATCTCAAGGAGCTGAAACCGGTCGTCCATCGACGCCGAAAAGCCTTGATCCTCGGCCTTCTGCTTCTCAACCTCGTCCATCGTGCGGATCGGGTCACCAAGGTCGATGTCCCGGTAGAACCCCGCATACTGGAGCTTGCGCAGCTCGTTCTTGGTCTTACGCATGCGGTGCGTAACACGGTCGGTCGTCTCAAGGTTCGGAGCGCCGTAGGGGACGATGATGTCCTCAGCCGGGATAAAGACCGCAGTCTGACGGTTGAGAGCTGGGTCGAAGTACATCTTCTTGAAGGCGTTGCCCGCCAAGGCAAGCGAGAGGAGCAGGCGCTCATGCTCCGGGCGGTACTCCTTCATGACCTCGGTCAGCTGATAGTTCATGTCGTCCGCCACGCGGATGGCGGCGTCCTTCTTCTCCGGAGTCTCGCGGCCCACGATCTTGGTCTTGACCGGCCCCGCAGCGGGGAAGGTCTCCATGATGGTCTCGGACTGGAACTTGACCGCCGACTCCATCAAGAGGGGGTGGAACACGCCACATGCACCCGGCCACGGCTCGGTACGCTCCTCGTACTTGATGCCAAGGATCTTCAGGCCCTTAATATATGTGTCGAGCCAGTCCTTGCGGCTGGAGAGATCCTGCTCGTAGTGCCCGATGAGCTCGCCCGCAAGACTCTGCAGGTCGTTCTCGCCCATGAAGTCGGCAAGGTTCGCGTCGAACTCTTCTGCCCTAGGCTCTTCTTTCATGAGCTCGATGACGGCCCCGTCGATGCCGATGGTCACTGCCTCGGGGTCCTCGATGCTGATCTCAAGCGCGGGCTCGGCAGCAAGAGCCTCAAGCCCCATCGGCGCTTCGTACAAACCTTTATCAATGGCCATCTAAATTCTCCTAGTAATACGCTTCGCGTCTGTGGCTCTTGAACCACTTGGTCGGCTCGGGCTCATCTGTCGGCAGGCGTATGAACCCGCCCTGCCTGAACCTCAAAAGCGCCAAAGTCGTCGCGTCCACCAAGTCATCATGTGTGCCGGATGGGAAGTCGTTGCACTCCTCGACTACCTCCCAAGCCCAGCGCCTGTCCGGCACCCAGACTATACCTGAAGAAAAAAGGTCAGATACGGCGTTTACTCTGCTTATCTTGTCCTGACCCTTGCCCGGCGTGAACTCGCTGAGGGGGACCCCCATCCGGCGCATCTCCTGATACAGCGCCGCACCGTTCGACTTCTTCTCAACGATGAAGGAGTCCGGCTGCCAATCCTTGTACTCCTCAAGCACCCGCTGCTTCAGCTCCGGGAACTCAAGGCGCTCCTTGACCGCGTTCAGCAGGATGATGTTGTAGTTGTTGGTCTCCTCGTTGAAAAAGACACCCCAAGTCAGGAGGGCATTAAAGTCCGACCGGTTGGTCTTCTCCTGAGCGGCGTCGAGCGCCATGATGATGTGCTCGCACTGTGGCGGAGTCTCCTTGTCCCAGACCTGCCACCACTCACGCTTGATAAGGGCACCTTCCTCCGATGTCGGCTGCTGCATGTACTGAGCCTGCCAGTACCGCACGTCCATCGAAGCCTTCTTGCCCATCAACTCATCTATGCTCCAGAACTCAGGCCATAGCGGCTTCTCGTTCAGGATCGCAGGGAACTCGACCACTTCCCACTGATCGGCGTCGTCCTCGCGGGTCATGTGGTCCACGATCTTGCCCGTCAGGTCCATCTTCGACCACCGGGTCATCACCACGATGATTGAGCCACCCGGCATCAGTCGCTGGACCGGGCCCGACTGGAACCACTCCCACGCGGGTTCAAATACGTCTGCTCGACCCTGCTTAGCTTCCTGTTCAGAATGAGGGTCGTCAATAATAAAGAGATCGGCACCACGGCCAGCAAGAGCGCCACCAACGCCAATAGCGAAGTACTCACCATTAAAATTCGTACCCCAACGAGACGCAGACTTACTGTCCGCTTGGAGAGATACGTTGGGAAAAATATCACGATAAGACTCCGAGCCGACCAAGTTACGCACCCGACGACCGAAGTTCACCGCCAAATCAGCAGTGTGGGACGCCATGATGACCTTTTTCTGCGGGTTTTTGCCTAGGAACCACGCAGGCGCTAGGTACGAGATCATCTCCGACTTGCCGTGACGCGGCGCGATGTTGACGATGACCCTTTTTTTCTTCCCTGCCTCTATGTCCTCGAAGATTTTCGCCAATCTTCGGTGGTGCGGGCCCACCTTGTAGCCGGGATAGACGTGCTGGATGAAGTCTAGGAACGAATCCTTGCCCAATTTCTGCGTGATCTGGGTCTGATACTGCTTCAAGAGCTCAGCGACACGCCGTTTTTCCTTCTCCGGCATCGTCGGCAGGGCGCTTTTCAGCTTTTCGAGGCTTTCAGGGGTCAGTTGTAGCACTTTGCTCGCCCACAACCTTGTATTCGATGCCCTCAAGCACCGACATCAGCTC